CTAATGCGCGACGGCCTGCACGTAGGCCTGGCAAGCACGCAAGGCGATCAGGGCGTTATCGCCGTCGTCGGTGATGCGGATAATTCGCTGAGCATGCGCCGGGTCAAGTCGGGCTCGCGAGGCTGCATGAACCACGCCGCCGGCGCTGGGGGCGGCAGGCACTGTGCAGCCACTGGCGACGGTGGCGAGAAGGACTGACAGCCGCACATCAGCAGTGGCCAGGCGGTCGCGCAGAGCAGCTTGGTTGCGTTGGGCATCGTTCAATTCCTGAATGTATTGATGGTCACTAGTAGAGAGCTGTTGTTCAAGGGCCTGGCGTTTGGTCTGTTCGGCCTGTTGCTGGTGGAGGATTGCCTGGTTTTGCTGGCTGAGCGCCTGTGCATGTCGGACTGATTGCAGCTCCAACTGCGCCCCGTATCGCCATGCCTGCACCTGCCACACAAGCGCCATGAGCAGACACACACCGATCAAGCCAAACGCGCCTAGGAAACGCATAGCACCGCCTTCGCCCGCGCCCACAATTGCAAACGGGCGTCCAGGCCATTGAGGCCGCCGTTGATGCGGCGGGTGATGGTGGTGAACTGGTCTTTGTCGGCGAGCTCGTTGAGGCCGTTGCTTTGCCAGAACCAGGCGGCGGATTCGCAGGCCCATTGTGGCTGCTCCAACAATTTTGGTTGTCGCAGCAGGCGATCGTCACCGAACAGCGCTTGGCTGCACGCCATGTAATTGCGACGCCCGGTTATCTGGATCAGCCCCCTGCCCCGATACATTTGCCCATCACCGTCCGCTTCTGGGGTGTTGCCCAGGCGCGCCGCCAAGGTGCCTGTGTCGTATTTGCTCAGGTATTGATCACTGCCCAGTTCGCGGACATAGAACAACTGACCCGACTCATGGCCCACTTGGGCAAGGAATGCGGCAGTGCGCTGGGGTGTGGTGATTTGGTAACGAGACATGGCCGTGTTTAAGACCGAAATGAAAACTCCCGCTTTAAGGCGGGAGCTTGGTAACACTTTAATTAGCTGTTGCTCAGACACAACCATGCAGCCCTCCTCCCTGAAGTCGAGTGTTAAATGAAACACGACTCAAGCGTATTTTTCATTCAGTGCATACAAAATCGCGCACGTTTCTGCATCAAGCACACCGTTATAGTTTTCAGGGCGAAAGTGCAGTTGAAAAGCACGTACCAACGCACTAAAGAACACATCAGAGGCGGGCGCATCAATGCCGTAGCCATAGCTGGCAAAAGCCTCGACCACTTGCTCGCGCCCAGGCATTTGGCAATTGAACCGCCGAAGGTATTTGTGTTTGATTGAGTCGTCGTACCAAGCGCCAATACCGGCCTCAGCAAGTTCTTTCCAGGGAAGCTTCGGACCCGGGTCTGATTTGCGACCGACTGCAATATCTGAATGGGCGATCACGTTTTTCGGCGTCATGTCCGGGTAACGTTGCAGAATATTAATCGCCAATTGCTTGAGGGCTAGGATTTGTGAAGCCTCGTAGTCGGGGAACGTGAATACACCGTCGACATCCGTGGCCTGATTGACGATCTCGATACCGATAGAGGTATCATTCAAGCCTGAGCGTCCGGCCCACTGGCTAACGCCCGCATGCCACGCACGGTCCTCTTCCGCCACCAAGTTGAAAATTTTCTGCCCTTTGTGACCCGCGGCAATGTAGCTCGAATCTGTTGGATCCGGGATCAGATAATGAGCACTTGCAGCGCCGGTGGTCAGAGACTTTATCGACTCAGAAAAATCCTGGGCAGTGTAATGCAACACTAAGAAGCGTACGCGTTTGCCGTAGGGTTTAAGAGTGCGATACGCGTTGTAGTCAATCGTATACATGGAACAGACCTCTTTCCTATAAGTACGTTGTTGGGGGGCTTAAGCGGGTCTGAACAATGCGCGTCAGGCCTGTTCCGCCAAACCACCAGCGATGATCGAACTGCGATATCCCGTCGCTGGATCACCAACGTGGGTCACCTTGGTGATCGACCAGCGCCCCTGCATGTACACAGGCCAGGTGTCATCCAGCATCAGCAACCCTTCGGCCGCCAGCAACGGGTTACCTGGGCAATCGATCTGTAACTTCAAGCCTTCACGGCCCACGCGACGCAGTTCGCCTTCGGCCACGGCACAGGCTTCGGCTTCGTTCTGGCAGGGCTGGCGCAAGGTCTTGAACGGGGCAATCCCGACCTGGACCACGCGCTGCTTGCCGGCGGCGGCGTCCCACCAGCTGACGCGGCTGCCCATGTATTTGGAACGTGATTTTTCATCAAGTTTGGCGGTGATAAAGGCCTGGTTTCCCGGGCGGTTGTCGTGTGTCACGGACAGCTTCACTTCGGGCAATAGCTGGCCGGTGAGTGATTTGGCTTGCCCCGCTTCGGCCAGCACATAGAGTTCGTTGAACGGCTTGGTGACCGCGTTGTAACGCTTGGCCAGGCGGGTGATGAAGGCCATGTCGCTTTCGTTTGACTGATCGATATGCTCAATCGCAATACCGTCCAACGTCGGTGCCACACGCGGTGAAAAACCATGACGGCTGACCAGTTGGCGAAACAAGGCGCCCAAGGTGGTCGGCCCATGGCTGGCGGAACGGCGCTGGCGGTAGCCGCTTTTATCCACCACGCTGAAGGGCGCGGCGGTGGCGACGATCATCAGGCGCATCGGAAACAGCACCGGGGTTCGCTGAGTGATCACAAATTCGCCTTTTTCCACCAGCCCCGTTTCCTTATATCCGACGCGCAGGCCGATCTTGCCACTGAGGCTGGGCAAGCCTTCCAACCCTTCGATATTAAGGGTCAGTTCCAGTCGATCGGTCTCGATGCCTGCAGCGTCGGTGTGGCTCCAGTGCATCAGGCGTTGATTGAGCAGCGCCGCGTTGGCGCCGTAGAACTCCACGATCGGCGTAAATCCCTGTGCCATGCAGCCTCCTCAATCCCAGGCCAGAACGGGCCGCATGGCAGCCGGTCGTGCTTGTATCTCAGGCACGATCACCCAGACACCGGCTGGCAGTACCGGGCCGTATTCGGCGAGTTCGGGGTTCAAGCGCCAAAGGGTTTCTTCGGCGGTGTCATCGCAACGGCCCAATTCGCGGTAAAGCAACAGGTTGACCGAATCACCGGCAATACTTCGTACTCTACGCATTGACGAATTCCTCCAGCTCAAGGGTCCAGTTCATGACCATGGCGGTGCCGTCATCGATCACATTGCTTTGGGCTTCCACTACCGAGTTGATACGCCACAGGCCCCAGTTGCGGCCGATGCCATCCACCAGCGGCAACGGCGCTCGCGCATTTTGCAAAGCGCGCAATTCGTCCAGGCGCTGCATGCCAGTGGCGCGCATGGCTGTGCCGCTGAACGTGAGTTTTTCCAGCTTCTGGCCGTTCTGCCGCGACTGGGGTTTGCTGGCGATAATCGCCAGGTCGCTCCAACCGCCATCGCTGTTGCGGGTCAGTGTGGAATAGGCGAACCCTCGGGATAACCCGAAAATAAAGTCGCCCAGTACCATTTGTTGTCGCATCAATCACCTCCTGGATCGGCCAATGCCGCGTTGCGTCGAATGCCCAGGGAATCAGTGACCATCGGCACGCATTGGAACTGCAGGGCCTGGATCACTTGATTGACGACTTGCTGGGCATCCGCCGGGTTAACGCCGGTAATCTGGATGCTCGGTGAGAGCGTGACCTGGACATTGTCGGTACGGGCACTGTTGAGTTCCTTGCTCAGCGCGTTGGGCGCAGGTAGGCGATCATTTGCGCCAAACACCTTGTCACCCAGCCAACTGCCCGCCTCGCTGCCCAGCAGGCCACCGATGGCGCCGCCGATTGCGGTGCCGACACCGGGGAAAACCAGGGTACCGAGCGCGGCGCCAGCGGACGCTCCGGCCCAGGCGCCACCGGCGGTGCTCAGGCCAGTCCCGACTGCCTTGGCATCCCCGTTGCGTACGCCCTGAATCACATCCAAAGCAGTGTCGGCGTACCTCATCGGGCCAAGGCGGCGAGCACCGGCCACTCCCAATTTGCTCACTGTTCCCAGCGGGTTGGAAGGCATCTTCAGCGGGCCAGGCAAAGCCTCACGACTGAAATGGCGAGTATGGGGCGCAGCAGCAGTTACCCGGCCTTCGGAAGACATGGGGATAAGCTTGCGCTCTACTGCCTCGATCAGCCCAGGGCCTCTGCTCGCTGTCGACTGGCCTGAAGATCTGCTCTTGCTTGGACGGTTCGCCGCGACCGCACGCGGTTGTAACCTTTGAACCGCCCGCCCCTCATCGAAGCCTAAGAACGGCGCTGGTAACAATGCCTTTGCATCACGTTCGAGGCTGGTTAGCAGCCTGGAAAATACACCGCCTTTTTTGCTGGCAGGCGATCGTTTGGTCGAGGCTGTTCTGGGCACTAGCGGCTGTTTTTGCTGCCTGATCTGCGCGCGCTGAGTGTTTTGAGCGCTCTGCTTTTTTTGCGACTTCGACTGACGAGGGCTCTTTTTCCCGCGCGAGCCCTGCGAGCGCGAACGAGGACTTTCGATAGGGTGCTGAGTGGCCGTCGCACAACAGCACGATTTATCTTTCGCAGAACCGCCATCCTTGAACAGCTTGCCAACGCCGGGAAGCTTACCCAGCGTCGCATCAACCACGTTGCCAGCAACGCGGTTTTTTATCGTGTCTCCCACACTTGAAAAAAAGCTGGAAAACACCGGCGTAATAGCTCCAGCCGTTTTAATCGCGCCCGCCAGAGCCGGTGAATCTTTAGCCACGTCACTGGCGCTGTCCATCAGGCCCGTCTTGGCTTTCAGCCAAAGCGCTTCGCCCCATACCGGCGTGGCATCCAGGGTCGTAGAGAAACGTTTGCCGCTTTCGCTGGACTCCTCGCGCAGCACCTTGATCGACTTTTCCGACGTTGCGGTTTTATCAAACTTCAGTTGGCTGCCTGAATGCTGCAGCGCACTTGCCAGGTCGATTATCTGCGCGGTGCCCAGCGTCATGGCCTCGCGGGTATGGCGCAAATTCTCTGAGGTAGTCGAAGCGGATTCAGACACTGTCTTCGATTCTGCCTGCTCACCCAGCTTGGGTGAACGCACCTCAATTGCCCTCAGCGACGACAGCGCCGTGTCGAGAGAATCCACACCCTCACGCAATGAGCCGAGCGACAGTGCGAGCTCATCAAGTTTGAGCGTTGCGCTGGTGAGTGCGGCAACGGTTCCGGACAAGGCAGCCAAATCTGTTGACGGGGTTGAGCTGCCAACCGACAACGCGCCAGGGCTGAGGATATCGGCGTCATGTGCGCCGTCTGTACTGCCGAACGCATCCCGGCCATTCCTGGCGACGGCATAGGCGAGCGAATAATTGTCCTGCATCTCGCTTACTCCTGTTTGACGCCAAGGCGAGTGATCGCAATGTCGTAGCGGCGCAATGCTTTTCCGGCGTCCCAGTCGAGGATCTCCGCCTCATTGACCGAGTAGATCAGCGGCACCACATCGAGGATTACTTCGATGTCGCGCTGCGAAAGAAGGCCGCCGGTTGATTTAAAAAATCGTCGATACGCTCCTGCAGTTCGGTCCAGTCGGGCACGGTCAAACCGGCCAGGTCGGGGATCATCAGGCCGGTGCAATGGGCGGTGATGAACTCGGCGCGCTCTTTGTTGGTGGCGAGTTTTTTCATCACCTTGGTGGCGCGCAGGGCCGGCATTTCCAGGGGCAGTTCGGTGAGGGTTCGGCCAGCGGCTTCCAGGGGCAAGAGCAGAGGGACAGGCTGATCGTGGGGCGTCGCTTCGTGCTCATTCAAAAAGAACGAAGCCGGCCGCGTCGACATTTCGTGTACGTATTGAGCAATGCTTACGTAGTCCGGGCGCTTGAGTTGGTCGAGCTCTTTTTCCGACAGGCCGGTGGCGAGTTTCGCCAGTTCGAAGAACTGGTCGTCCTCGTCATCACCGGCCCGGGCCAGCGCGTCTTTTTGCGCGGCGTAGAACAACGGTTTGAGCTGAACCTGCTGGATCGTCGCACCGGTATCGGCGGTGATCGGGGACAGCAGGATGTGCAACGGTGGCATCCAGGCCATGGGGCAATTCCTTGTTGAGCAGTGTTGAAAAGCACCGCAAATCTAAATCTGCGCGCGGTCCGTGTGGAAGCTGGCTTGCCTGCGATAGCATCCACTCGATACACCAGATACACCGAGTCGCCTGCATCGCAGGCAAGCCAGCTCCCACATTGATCGTGCCCGCCTTAGATAGCAGTCATCTTTAAGGCATCAGCACGGCACGGCGCGCATCGCCAAGAATGTCGACGCCGTTGAGCACAAACTTCTGGGTGCGTACATCGATGTCGATCACCGAAATGCCATTTTCCAGACGGTTGTAGGTACGGCAGGACAGCTCCAGCGTGGTGGTGGCCTTGTCACCCATTTTCAGCTTCGCCTCCTCCAGGGATTTGAGCTTGCCGCCGACGGTGTGGTAGGTGAAGTAGGTCTTGCCGTCCTGGTCCTGACCGGCTTCACGCACGTTCAGCAAAATGTCGTCGCCCATGCGCACGCCCAGGGCCAGCATGATTTCCGGGCCGGCACCTTGCAGCACCAGCTTGGCATTGAGCACCTTGCCGCTCTTGGCCATTTCCTCGGCAATAAAGCGCCCGCCGGACATGGCTTCCATGTCGAACTCGATCTTCGGCGGGGTGAACTCTTCTACGGTTGCGGACAACGGCAGGCCTTGAAGGGTGGCCGCAATGGCCTGTCTGACTCGGTTGGTAAACATTAGAGAACGTCCTCCAGGAACTGCTCGATGATTTCATCGCGGGCGTTGAGTTGATAAACCATGTGTTCGTTCGGCGCGTAGCGGCCGTAGTCGATGACGATGAACCAGGTACCGTTCTTGTACTTCTCGACGCTGTTCAGTTCCGGGTGCAGGTACACGCTGCCGCCGGGAATGGTTTCGTCGGCCACCAGGGTTTGCAGCCAGTCGTTGATGCGCTTGACCTCCTGGTCCATGAAGGACTTGGTGAGGTTCTTGGCCATGGCTTTCTGGCCGGCCTTGACCAGCTTGCGGCTGATGGCATCTTCCAGGCCGACGTAGCTGATGAACTTGCCGGTGATGGAGCGGTTACCCAGCAGGGAGAAGCCGCCGAGGATGGTGCGGGCGTAGTAGCTCACGCCGTATCGGTTGAGCAGGTCGCCTTCGGTGGAGGTGTCGAGGATGTTGTACTCGACCACGCGGGAAACGTCCTCGGCGAAGGTCACCTGATTACCCGGGCTTTCCCACTGCTTGACCTTGGCCAGTGCGGCGATGGCCAGCGAGGATGGCGACAGGAACACATTCTTCTTCGCAGCCTTGGAGTACACCGACGGCATGTTGTGCACCAGCAGGCAACGGTCGAAGCCCAGGTCGGCACCGCCCAGCTCGCCGCTGTAGGTCACTTGGTCGGCCACCGACGCGTCCTTGCCATCGAGCACCACACGGGCCTTGATGCGTTTGCCGAACGAGGCGAACTCACCGGCTACGGCTTTGGTGCCCGTGAAGCCTGGAGCGCCGATGATGGTCAGGTCTTCAGGGACGCTGCTCAGGGCAGCCAGGCCCAGCTTGCGACCGGTGACCGGGTCGTTGCCGCCTATCACATTGTTGATCGTGTCGGCCGGGGTAGCGCCCTCTTCGACGATGACTACATAGACCGGCACCTTGACCACTTTGAGGATCTGGTACACCGCCTGGAACAAGGTGCCCGACTCGGTGCCGGCGGGGTCCAGCAGCGCCTGGGTGGTGAAGCTGTTGATACGAAACGGCGCGTTTTTGGGGATCGACGCGTGGGCATTCGGCGCAGTGCCGACCAGGCCAATGACGTTATCGCCAAGGCCACCCATGGCCTCGGGGGATTCAGTGGCATTCACAGTGATGCCGTTGTGCTCGAAGTTCAGGACTTCTGCCATGGTTATTCAGCCTTCTTGGGGGTGGAGTTGAGGACGCTGGTCAGTTCCAGACGGCCAGCGGTGCGCAGGGCGGATGCTTCGACGTCGAGCAGTTCCAGCTCCTCGCCAGCGGTGGACCAATGGCCGTTGCCGATGGGGAATGGGATGAGGACGGTGTAGGTTTGGCGGGTGGGCATGGGTGGAAATCTCCGGGTGGAAAATGCAAAAAGCCCCTGCGGGGAGGGGCTTTGGGGAGGCGAAAAAAACCGCTTTCGCGGTGGGGGTCAGTTGCGATCAGGCAAGGGGTAAAGCGCCTTGATTTTGGCGACTTTGTCACGCCAGGCCTTTTCTTTTTCTGGAGTTTCGTCGTATTGCCATTCCAGAAACAATGGATCAGCTTCAGTTACGTACAACGTACGACGCGCAGAGATAACGCTCTCCAACTTGGCATTGCTTTCCGCCTGCATGACGAGTTCATCTGCGCGAACCTCGTCAAATCCCAATGCCATCAATGTTGGGCGGTCCGCAGGAACATTGATCAGCGTCTCTCCGGAGGGAAGCAGTAGTGTTTTGATATATCCAACCATCTTCATACCCCTTTTGCTGTGTAACGCAGATCGTTATCCAACGTATAAGCCAAGCGGCTTTCCGGATAAGTTTCTCCAAGTTCGGTGGCGGTTATCGCAAACGGTTTCACCTTCCAGCAAATTTCATATTCAGGGGTCACTGCTTGGCTCAATTCCACTTCAGCATCTGAGCGACTGTACTTCACAGGCTCCTCAAAGCTCTTGGTGACGATATACGTCAGCCCGCCACGCAAATAGCAGCCAGATTCCTGCGGGGACGAGACCAATGTGCCTGGTATCTGGTTAAGCCAGATGGGCTTCAAGCCAGTGACCGGACGGACGTACGACCACATCCCGAATTGAGCACGACGGACGGTCTCTCGGTAGGTTTGAGAGATGCGCTTGATAGTCAAAAAATTAGCGTCCCCATTCCATGGGATCCCACAGCCCTCCATTTGCAGATTTAGACCGGCGACATGTGGCTCAAAATTGTTGTTGAATGGATTGAGGCCTGCGTCCAAGCCATAGTTCCTGGAAATTATGATCTCCGACATACCTCTCTCGTTACCTGGCATACGCCACCAGACCGGATAAAAAATATTGGTAGAAAGTCCCGTAAGATCAATTGTTTGTGTATAAGAGGCACGGCCATTAATATCCTTAGCCTGCACACTGTTACGCCAAGCAGTAAACTGACTCGAAGCCACCTCCACCCGCGCATCAATCTTCCCAATTTGGTTGGTAACCGCCTCCGTAAGCTTGTTACATGCATCCACAACTTTCGTGATAGTCGTTTCAAGTCCCATCATCAACTCCCTGTCAGTTAATCTTTCCAGCACTTTTGTCAGTGCTACTACTTCGCTTCAAGATGCATAACCCGAAACATCAAATCAACGTGGCGGGACATATTGCCAACCGAAGCCGCGGCCATAATCGCGATCTCCTCCGCCAACAACAGATTCAAGTTCTCACTCCCCACCACAATCGTCACGCTATCCGCCGGCAACGGCGAAACATCCAGCGTAAACTTCTGCAGCACCCGCGCCGCCGCCGCTTTATACGTCAGCAACTTACCCGCCACGGAATACACCGCCAGCAAAGTGCCGCTGGCGAGGTAAAACCCGAACTCGCCAATCTCATACTCGCCGTCGCCGTCAAACAGCGCGGCCATCCTGAGTTGGCGCTCGCCCAGGTCTTCGTAATCGACGATGGCCACCCGTTGGCGCTCGTCACGCAAGGCCACTTCCGTGCCGTCGGGGTCGTAGCGGCCGGTGCCGGCGCCGATGTGGGTGATTTCGCCTTTGAGGCCCTGGTTCTTTGCCTGCAGCACTTCATCCAAACCTTTGGAGGTGAAGCGCACCAGGCGCGTGATTTCATCTGTCATGCTGCGCCCTGAGGTCGTAATCGTTAATGGTGTAGTGCTGGGCAACCCCGGCACTGTTGAGCCGAGCTACCAGCGACAATTCCGGCAACGCGCCGTTCAGGTAGAACTCACCGTCGCTTAAAGGCGCGTCGAGCACTTGCGTGAGCGCGAGCTGGCCTTCGGTCTCATGCACGATGGTGATCGTCGCCTGATCGCGCTCACTTTTCGCCGCGTTGATGCGCCGGATCAGCCGGTTGTGGTCGCCGCTGGACCAGCTGCGCCCGATTATCGCCTGCACGTCGAAGGTGTAAGGCACGCCCAGCGGACGTTGCTGGTACCAGGCGCTGATATGGGGCGTGAAGCCCAATGACTCCACCGCATGGCTCAGTGCCTTGGGTGTGCCGGCCTGGCGCTGGATCTGCCAGGACAAGGCCACGGTCAGGCGTTTTTCCGCCTCGCTGGCCTCGGCATCCCATTCGCTGACGCCACGGTCTGCGGCCAGGTAAGGCAGGAATTCGCTGGGCGTGTACAGCGGGTTCATCAGCGCCGGAAATGGCGGGGTGACGCGCTCAAGCAATCTGCCGAAGCCCAGGTCCAGGGCCTTTTCCAGCGGTGAGCTGTTGGCAGGCAGCAAACTTGCGTTGGGTTCACTCATAGCGTGCGCACCTCCACCTCGACACCCGTGCAATACGGGGCCTGGAACGCGGTACTGACAATCGGCGCCAGCGGTTCGAGGATGTGCAGTTGCGCAGCGCCAGCACTGTGGATGGCGTAGTCGATCCAGCTGGGGTCCACCCGCCCTTCCAGGCGGTGGCAGGACTCTGCGTAGTCTTGCAGCAGTTTCTGCGCCGCCACTTGGGTCAGCCCCGAGTCTGGGCCGGCGTTGATCATGGCCACCACGCGAATTTTATAAGGTTGAATCTGTGCGCCTTGAACGCTGACCAGATCGGTTTCGGGCCGTACATCCGGCCGTGCGAAATGTCGACGTACACCGTCAAGCAAGTCGGCAGATGGCGTGCCGTCACCTTCCCTGGAAAGCACAGTGACCATGACTTCGCCCGGTGCGGTGCGCCGAGCGTTGCCGTCCTTGACCTGGGCCGCGTAACCGTCCGGGTCGAAGGTGTAGGTGACCGTGACCACACCGGGCGTCGCACTTTGCACTTTCACTGCTGGGCGCTCGCCCAAGGTGAACACTTCACGGCGATACTGCATGCGCGAGCCCGCCGCTGGGGCGTGGGGCGCCAGGTAGTAACGCAGGCGGGCGTCGTCGTCGCTTTCCAAGGTGGGCGGCACCGGCGGGAACGCGGCCGGGTCGCCTGGGTCGAGTACTTGGCGTTCCAGGCCCATATCGGCCAGGCGTGCGTCCAGGTTGCTGCCGGTGGCCCACCACGCCAGCATCTGCTTGATGCGGGCGTTGTATTTGCGCTCATGGGTTTGCAGACGCACGCAAAAGGCTTCCAGGGCCAGGGTCAGCAGTTCGCTTTCGTTGTCGAGGCTGACCTGGAGTTTGGCCGCGCTTTGCGGTGCGCGGGTGGCGACATAGTCGATGACAAACGCTTTGAATTCGGCCAGCAACGGTTCGAACTCATCGACCTTGATGATGGTCGGTTCCGCCAGTTGGTTCTGGCCGGGGATCAGCATGCTCATGTCACGACCTCGAAGGATTGTTGGCGGTTTTTCCAGGTGCCGGCAAACCGCAGCAGCAGGCCGGCGCCTTGGCGGGTGGCGACGATGACCTGAGGGTCGAAGTCGCCGATGCCGTTGTGGGTGTTGTAGAAGGCCTGCGCGGCGTGGCTCTGGGCGAGGATCAACAGGTCGTCGCCGAGGTTCTGGCCGAGCAACTGCGGGATCAGCGAGCCGTACAACGGGCGCTTTTGCCGCGTTGCGATGGGGGTGGTCAGCGCTCGGGTGGCGCGCTGCACAAATTGCAGCCAGTCGTCGACGGCCGCCCCGGTGTTCCTATCGATTCCGAGCATGGGGTGTCCTTATCGGGGGCTGATGACGCGTCTTGATGGTCCACCACCGGGCCGCTGAAGTGCGCGCCGCCGGCATCCAGCAATAGGCTGGTGCCGCCGACTTGCAGGGTGATGCCTTGGGCGCTGAGGGTCAGGCTGGCGGCGCCGACCTTGACGTCAACCTGTTCGCGGGAACCGCTGAAGGTGGTAGGGCCGTTGATCCAGTTGAAGGTGTGGCTGGCGTCGTCGTAGTCGCTTTGGGTGCCGTCTTGATGCCGGCGCCGAGTCAGCGTTGCCACGTTGGAGACCGGCGGGAAGCGATCACTGTTAAGGCCGAACAGAGCCACGGATTGCACACCGCCCTCCCCTCCGCCGTAGTTGAGCAGCAGGCATTGCTCACCCACCGTGGGGATGCGGGTTTCGGTTTGTGCACCGGCACTGGGGTTGAAAAAACGGATCGCCGGGGTGAGCAGGTCACCGTGGCTGACCTTGCAGGTGTTGCTGGCCGCATCGACCTGCTGGCAGATGCCGATCCGGCAGAAGCTCTCGGCGCGCCGGTAGAGGTCCTCGAGCTGGGACTCCATCTCGGCCAGGCGCTCGACGATCGGTCCCAATTGCATGCGTAACAGCGCGTCGAACATGGGCTACTCCGCCAGAGGCTTGTATTGGGCCGGGTCGTCGATATCGGAGACGTCCCAGGTGCAGGCAAATAGCGGTTGGCCTGTGGGATCGTCGAGTAACGTCGGCCCTAGATAGAGGGTTTGAGTGAAGGAAATCGTCCAGGTGTCGTAGTCCGTTTCCACGGAAGTGCGCACAGCGGGAGCCGCGACGATATTCGCCGGCAAATCGCACTGCGCCTGGGGCAGGTACCAACGGTTATCCAGCACCAGATCCATCAGTTGGCTGGCCAGGTCGCAGGCATCGAACGGCAATGCACCGGGGGCGACCATGGCCCTAAGTGAAATGGCCAGGACGTGGGCCTTGCGCCCCTCGCGAGAGCGAATGCCCGGGCCATTGCCTTCGACCGTGACCATTACGCCGGTTTGTTCAGCATCGCCTTGAAAGTCTTGGTGACTGCCGACCTTGATGTCCGGGAAGGCCGCATGCAGCACCGCGCCGATGGCTTGGGGCAGTTGGGATGGCTTATCGATAAACGTCATTTTAAGTCGCGTCCTTGCAACGATTAGTGCGGGTCCTGGCCGGAGCCTTGGTTGATCCCGATGCGCTTGGCCGCCCATCGTTCATAAAGGCCGATGGCCACATCGGCACCGGCCATGGCGGTCAGGCAACCAATGGCGCCGGCGGTCCAGATCGACATGCCGGCGGCGTAGCACAGCATCAAGGCCGACACCCCGCAGACCATGCACGCCCCGGAACGCAGGGCCAGACGGCGGATCAGCGACCAACCACGTGCGCCTTCTTTATCGGCGCGCCACATTTCACCTGACACCCCGCCGATCACCGCCAATACGATCACCAGCCAGATAGGCATTTCCGCTAACGCTTGCTGTTCATTTGTCATGTCACGCCTCCTGGCTGAGCAATAAATAGTCCGTATTTCATTTACAAATGCTTGGGTAGGTAGGCATTCCAAAAAGCCCGGTCGCCCGGGCTTTTCAGTAATGATGTCCTCGGACTTTCGACGCTACTGGCGCGGTACGGTCCTTTCCTCGATGTTTTTCCGACCACGATCCCTGTCTGCCGGATAACTGCTTCTGGTGCTTTACGCTGCACACCCGGGTCAGTTGCCAACCCTCTGAACCGTTAAGGCCGGTTCATCGCTGCCTGTTGTTGAAGCGTTGAAACTAAAGAGCGTCGGCATCCTTGCCGGTATTGCCTGGCATCCCTGCCATCGCTTCGATGGCGTCCTTGCCGATATTGCGTGCCTTCCTTGTCTTCCTTGGCAGCATCCTTGCTGCCTCCACCAGGCCTTGTTGGCTGGCTTGAGGTGAAGAATATGCATGTATGCATATACAGTCAATGCACAGATGCATTTATTTTTGCCCTGAAAATGCACGAATGCATTGGAAGCCTTGCGGGCTTGGGCTTGGCCGGTTTTCTAGGGGCGAAAAAAAACCCGCACATGGGCGGGTTTCTTCTTACGCGTGGAGGTTAGCGGGCGTACATGCCCCACCAGAAAACATGACCGAGGATACTGATCTGCTCATCCTGGATCTCCTGGAAGCTGTAGTCCTCATCGGGGTGTTCATCACGGTTGAAGCTGCGCAGGCGAATCCCGGAAGGCAGGCGGTAGAGCTGTTTAACCCGCAACTGGCCGTTGTGATTGATGGCATACAGGTCGCCATCCACGATGTCGCCAATGCCGCTTTTGCCGGCATTCACCCCTACCGTGGCCCCGTCGCGCAACACCGGCAACATACTGTTGCCGCGCACCGTCACGCACTTTGCCTGGTCGAACTGCACACCGTTATGCCGCAGGCTGCGCTTGCCGAACCGCAGGCTGGCCTTTTCGCTTTCCTCGATGACGAATCTTCCTGATCCAGCAGCCAATTCAACCTCGCGCAGAAAGGGGATCGACACCTCGTCATCATTAACGGGGGTGTCGTCGTCCCACAGGCTTATGTCCTTGAGTTCCGAATGCATCGGGTCGCGCCCGTCATCGCGCAAAGCGCCCACTGCTGCGCGCCCGCGCAGGTAATCAGTGCTCACGCGAAAATACTCGGCGATACGGGAGATGTGTTTATCCGACGGATCAACGATCTTGCCGCTGAGGATCCGGGACAGTGTGGATTGAGGCACGCCAGTACGTCGGTGAAGCTCCGTGGGGGAGATCCGGTCGCGGTCCAGCAATTCTCTTAAGACGATAGAAACGTTGCGTTTTTGCATAGCGCGGATAGTGACGGGAGTTTTTGGGGTTGGCAAATGCTAATTTGCATATTTATGCATTAAACATCCGAACTTCACTTAACTCGAATCAAAATACTGTATATGCAACCAGCCGTCGACACTCTATTATTCCGACAGCTTGGGATTGCTGCCGGTCGACACCTTGCATGTCGACAACTCAAGGCCTATTTATAAAACTCTTTGACAACGTAGCCAGCAAAGACGGAGGTGCTC